GAATGGCTCGAACAAGGGATGGTCATACGCATGATCCGGGCCTTTCGGAAACATATCCCAGAACACCGAAGTGGCAAAGCGTGCAAGGTCAAAGGATGCATTCAGAGGAATGCGGGGCTTGTCGTGAACAAGGTATGGCTCAATATTGTACTGTCCACATGCCTCTTCGTCCGGATGGAACTGACTACTCACAAACGTGCGCGGCTCTTTCATTCCCTGGACGCGGATTGAAACGGCAGCACGATCAAAGTCGATAATCTTGATCAACTTTCCGTAGGTGGGAACCCGGTAGCACACCCCTGCATTCTTTGCATACACGAATTCATCGTCCGTGTTCACATACATTACATTGTTACCGTGGAGGTCGTTATGCGTGAAGCCAATTGTCCGTTGGGCGTAGGCAAGCGCGAGAATAATCTGAACGACCCATGCGGTATGATGCTGCGGATCTGCGTCACTATCAAGGAGTTCATAGAAACTACCCGTGCATTTTTCCATAACTGTCGTGACAACCGGAACGTCCTTGAACGTCACCCAGGCAAACGGCTCGTCTTCACCTTCTTCATCTTCCATCTCTTCATCCTCGCACTTGCAGGATTCAATGTCAAACACATCGCTTTCGTCATCAGAGATATCCTCTTCAGACTCTTCCTTTTCAAGTAGGTACTCTTCAACTGCGACGACATTGACCGGCTCTCCGGTGATTTCATCTGCAGCTGTATCTTCAAAGTCAAGATCAACCGTGTCCCCCAAGACAATCGACGCACGCTGTCCTCGTGTGTGTGTAAAGGACGATTCAGTCGGGGCACGAACCTTGAGATCGAATGTCTTTCCCACATTGTCCAGAAACCACTTTCGTTCGGCAATATCCTCGTAATCGTCGGAAATGTCAAGGACGAACGTCTTTGCGAGACTGACAAGAACGCCATACACTTTGGGAAACAAGGGACACGATGCAAGGACTGAAGCGGTCAGGGCTCCCACATAGGCAGCCGTGTGTTGGTTCTGCAGGCGATCGGAGATATCCTTTGCAACTTCAGACGACTTGGGGAGTCCCGGGTGTCCGTACTCGCCCTTCATCGTCTTGAAGGGGCTCAAAATCATAGTTGTCTTGCGATGCACGTTAACCTCTTTTCCATCACGTGTCCAAATCGTATCCGGATTGACGATATATTCGATTCCGTCAGGGTGCTTGATTCCAAACTCCTCCATAATGGCCCCGAGCTGTTCCGTCTTGAAGAGATGTTCGAGAGACGGGAAAAAGGGTTGCGGCTTTTGCAGTCCCCATACCTCTGTTTCCAGCTTCGGAAGTCGACCAAGCTTCAAGTCGACAGCGAGTGTGCGTAGATCCTTGCCCATTACTTATGAAGCAGGGCTTGAGATGTCTTCGTTTTGACGAGACGTTAAGAAGTCTGCAGAAGGTACAATGTGGATTTTTGGAATTTGGGCGGACTCGTCGGTAGCCATTACTGCAAACCGTCAAGCGGCAATCGATCAACTGCGCACAATTCCAGGTGTCGAGTTCAAGCTCATTACAGAAGCAAATCTCCATGAATACGTGCTCCAAGATCACCCTCTCCACGAAGGCTATTCGTACTTGACTGGAATTCATCGATCGGATTATTTGCGATGGTACTTGATGCATCATTACGGTGGTGGGTATGCGGATATCAAGAACCCGACGGGTTCATGGGTCGAAGCCTTCAAGGAAATGGAGGACCCCGACGTTTGGGTCAATGGATACGCAGAGTCGGATCCGCGTCACGTCCATAGTGCAGCGGGGGACGTTGATTACAAGAGAATGTTAGGTAACGGATCCTTCATTTGCCGTCCCGGGACTCCCTATACAACCGAATGGGGCATTGAGCTTCACAAACGGATGGATGCCCTTCTGGCCTCCTTGCGCACGAGTCGCAGATCCATTGTGCGCGATTGTCTCGAGTATGGCGGAGACTATCCCGTTCCGTGGTCGCATTTACTGGGTTCAATTACACACTCGTTGCAGCCCAAGTACTTTGATCATTTCCGATACACAGTACCCCCATGCAGTTTTTCAACTGATATTTATTGGTAACGAATACACAATGAACTTCCAACTCCGGCAATTCAATATGAACATGATCAAGGAACGATGCGAAATCGACTCGCGCAAGAGTCCTATGATCGTCATTATCGGCAAGAAGGATACGGGCAAGTCCTTCTTGGTGCGTGATATTCTGTTTGAGACCCAGTCGTGCTTCCCGGTGGGTACAGTCATTTCCGGCACGGAGGTGGCTAACGAATTCTTTCAACATATGATACCCTCCAAATTCATTCACGACAAGTACACCCCTCAAATCATTATGAACGTCATTAAGCGGCAAATGAATGTCAAACAAAACCGGAATCGCGACAAGACAGTACGTGGTGGAAGTTCTAGCATGGACCCGCGTGCATTCCTGATTCTTGATGACTGTTTGTACGACTCGACGTGGATCAAGGAGGAGTCGACCCGGTACGTCTTCATGAACGGCCGTCACATTGACATGCTGACAATGATCACCATGCAATATCCACTGGGTATCACGCCCAATCTGCGCACCAACGTGGATTTCGTCTTTATTCTGCGCGAGAATATCCTAGGTAATCGTCGTAGGATTTACGAGAATTACGCGGGTATGTTTCCGACATTTGATATGTTCTGTACGTTCATGGATCAGTGCACGGAAAACTTCGAGTGCCTGGTCATTTGCAATAACGTCAACTCCAACAAGCTCGAGGACCAGGTGTTTTGGTACAAGGCAGCCGATCACCCTCCGTTCCGGTTATGCGACCAGTCCTTATGGGTCGACAATCGTGAGTTCAAATCGGCTATATTAGCTGCGGATACGTATACCGCCGGTTCCGTGAAAAAGCGCGGCGCCGAGCAGTCCGTCTGGGTCCGGAAAGAAGGCTCCTCCGACCGGTAGCACGACGTTTGCCACCCTGGGGAGCAGGAGCAGCTGCAGCAGCAGCAGCGGGCACAGCAGCGGGCACAGCAGCGGGCGCAGCAGAGAGCGAAGCGAGCACAACAGCAGCGGGCGCTACCCCGTAGATCGAATCGTCATTCGTTCGCGGTTCAGACGGCTTTACAGGTCGAGCCAGAGCCGCACGTTCTGTTTCTTCAGGCATGGGATCAATGTCACCTTCAAGGGCAGAATACACAGACATTTGACCTACAAACGCACTCTGAACAGGTCCGCCCGTGTATGGTTTCCACTTCTTTGGAACAGCCGCTGCAGCTGGAAATAAAGCAAGTGGTTGGAGCATCTGTGCCTCACCTGGTGCACCTGCAGCTGCAGGTGCAGGTGCACGTTCAGGAGAAAGCGGCTCCGGAACTTCTACATCATCCGGACGAGTAACGGTAGATGGTGCTTGTGCTGGTACTGCCGCTGCACTGCGCGGCGGTGTAGTAGTTATTGACGCCATTGTATATAGTTTCTACTTGTTTTTGATATACGCAAAATTATACGTCTTTTGATTCCGTTTTATGAACTGTACAGAAAATAGAGGCATTTCCATTCCTTCAACTTCAAACGTATGCGGTATGTAACGATTATTCACCAATGCAAGGAATTCTTCAGCCCTTTCAAGATCGGCTTTTGAAGGCTCATTCATAGCCAAAATATTCAAGAGTTGGTTAGTTCTTTCTGCAATTTCTGTTTCAGTGTAACCTCTCGTCGCATTATAGCGGCGAACCTCCTCGGCATCTGTCGTCAATGACTCAAGGTACTCTTCTGCTTTAGCACGATAAGGCTCGTACATATCCGGGTAATCAACCTTCAAGAACAACAGAAAAGGATTCATGCGAATCAGCCACATCCCTTCCCTCGAGAATACCATCAATCCGCCAACGTTCATGTCACAACTTCTACGAAATAACATCTGAATATCCGGTTGAGACGGAAACCCTCTTGCAATATTGTAGGTGACATGGCACGCAAGTGGGTGCGTATGATAGTTGAAACGTGTAAAAGGGTTCTTTGTGGGGTCTTGGAAAAAGGTCGCAGCCGGTGCACTATTTTGGTATCTCACTTGATCTCTGAAGGTGTATGAACCACCGTAAACATGTTGATGCGCATCAATCGCATACTCTGGGGGGGCTCCAGCGACAAAGAGCGGATTTACGGGCTCTGGTACGGCAGAGCCCCTATCGTTTATATTAAGAAATCCCGAATGCTCTACTTTTGTAGGGTGAAGTAGTCCATAGTTTCGAACATTAGGATCACCATGACCATTCAAGTGCAAACTAGCATTGTCAGCGTTGAATAGAGCCTCTGTATACCTATCGGCATATTGCTTGATTGATGCTGTCCAATAACCGGATATAAAACTAAAACCGTGTGCTCCTCCTAACGGAGTCGTACCGCTCTTGTTATTAACGTAGGATCGATTTATCTGTGCTGATTCTACCATGCAGATAATGCTTGGAAAGAAAAATCCCGCATCTCGATAGAGTTTCGCAAGAATAGTGATTCCTCGAGGATCACCATCAGTTCGAATTCCTAACCAGTATAAAACCCGCCGCGTTTCGGCAGTCTCGGTAATGTCTCTCCCATCATCGTTGAGCTTGAAACGTTCATGAAACGTCAATACATACCGCAGTAGTTCATGCGCTATACTCGGCCCGCGCACCGCGCCGGCGCCGGCTTTGTACTCGTGCGACGTAGAAACACTGTATATTTCATGAACAACGTAAGCGTCTTTATGATGCCCGGAACGGATGATCGCAGCAACTAATGGGAATACACCGACGCTGCCTTTACGACTTCCCGTTATTTCCATAACGGTATTGACTTCCGGTTTCATTGGAACAAGTGGCAGTCGCATCTCCGCATTTCGTTGACGTAAAAATGCTGGAAACGTATCGTGAGCGTCACTTATAACGCGTATGCGCAAGTCGTCAAACAATCCAGTAAAATGGGGATTAATATCCACCGGTTCGTAAATTTGCACGCCCGCCGGAGCGCCTGCAGCTGCAGCTGCTGCTGCGTTTGACATTACTTTATCGAAGAGAATTAAATGGGCTTCGAAGATATTTTGATGTTGTCGGTGGTGGAGGTGTTTGGAGACTTCAACTTCCGGTGGTATGCACAGACCAATATGCCCCTCTATTTTGGAGGAGGACTATTGGGCTATAGTGGTGTTGTGTACTACTTGATCAAGAGCCTGCGGACCGACAATGTCTTGTACGTGAATGGAATGTGGGATGGCATGTCTGGATTAATTGAGAGTTTGGCCGCCTACATTGTATTGGGAGACCGGCTCGAGCATACCTCCAACTACCTCGGTCTTGCACTGGTTGTCGTGGGTATCTTTTTGTTGAAGCATTAGCGGATCACACCCTCTGTCGGGTGAACAGCCTTGGACGCATCCTCCAAGAGTGCAGCGCCGCCGGTATTTGCACGGTTAACTCCCGCCTCGAGAGCCTTGGCCGCCTCATTCTCCTTGCGGCGACGAGCATTCTCCTCCTTCTGCTTCTTGATCGACGCCTCACGCTCCTCGGCAAAGAACATCTCCTTGTTCACCTCGTTCTCCTTGTACTTGCGCATCAGCTCGTTCAGCTCCTGCTCGGCATACTCCACCTCCGGCATAAGGTGCTCCGAAGGGTCCCAGGGAAGCCACGCACCCACCTTGCCAATGTACAGATTATCCTTCGGGTAGCGGCGCTGGAGAACCTTGGCAAAGAGTTGGGCCTCCTCGACTGTCGGGAACGAACGGCGCACCTTGACACCCCGGACATTTGTGCGGAACTCCACCTTGTTATCGTACTTCTCCTGAAGCTCCTTCTCGTGGTTCAGAAGAAAGATCTGGTACTGCTCGTGCACATCCGTCTCCTTGACCTCGGCATTGCGAACCTTGACAAAGTCATTTGCATCCGCCATGAGATCGTCCACCTTAATCGAGTACTTCTTGGACAGGAATGCCATGAGGTGCTCAAGACCCTTGACCTTCCACTCGTAATCCATCCACTCAACAAAGCGCTCGAACATGTACTCATTCTTCTGCTGAATCACCTTTTCCGGGCTCAAGAAGGACACAATGCAATACTTTTGTGTCGGGATCTCCGGGTCCTCGTCAAGGTAATCCACGCGCTCTCCATCCTCTTCCTTGGGCAGTGTCTCCCGGGTCGGCATGACTGCTTTTCAATCCACATCTTAAAATCCTTTCACTTATCAAACGATGTATTCGCTCTTGACGTCAGCAATCCTCATGTTTGTACTCACGCCCGGGGTGTTGATCCCGGGCTTTGCTGGTGTCGTGTGGAGCGCTCTCCTGCACGCAGTTGTCTTTTACTTTGTCGTCACTTACCTGTCCGCCTACATCCCTTGGTGGGCTCTGTGGGCCGTTGCAGGATATTGCGTGTACACCGGGTTCACTGCGCCGAAAACGTAGTTAGGAAATAGAATATAGTACACACACAGTTACCATGATCCGCTTCTTCATTTCATTCCTTCGCCACTTTGCTCCTCCTCCCCCCGTGCCCCTTGGTCGATGGGGTCCTCACTGGGAGACGAAGATGCATAGAACGTACTACGACTAATCTCCCTCCCCAAATATAAATGGACCTCTACAAGTTGATGTTTTGGGCGGGTATCTTGATTCTGATTGGGTCCCATGTTCGTCTGGTTCAGTCTATGCCGGAGCATTCATTCACAGTATTCATCGCAACCGGATTAGTGTTTGTCGGCTCAAAACTCGGGCGTGAGTTTCTTGGTTTGGCATAATCAATACGAAAATTTCTTCGTGAGGTTTGAATAAAATGGAGTCCAAGCCGAAGCCTACCTCGACTGGCATCGATATGAGCGACCTGCTGATGCGCCTTGTGAAGTATGCGCTGGAGGGTCTTGCGGTTGCGATTGCCGCGTACGTCCTCCCTGGGAAGACAATGAAGGCGTCGGAGATTGGCATGATCGCCCTCGTCGCGACGGCCACCTTCGCCCTCCTCGACATCTACGCCCCGAGCGTGGGTGCCTCGGCCCGCACGGGTGCTGGCTTCGGTATCGGCGCCGGCCTGGTCGGCTTCCCGGGTGCCGGCCTGAAGGTCTAAAAGACCTTTTTGGTCAGTGCATTCGTAACCGTTGTCGTCAGCACAACAGCATACGCATGCTGTGTCTGTGAAGCAACGGATAACAAACTCGCGCACATGGGACTTGCAGCAACAAAGAGTCCCATGGGAATTTCCAACAAGCTTTGCGGGATGCAAGTGAGATCGTACAGCTTGATCGCACCATAATGCACAGCATAATTCACTACCAATGCCACGCTTGCCTTGATTATAATATCCATTTACCGCCTTGTCCTCTTAAGAGTACAATGTTTCTTGTGCGGTACCAGGGAGAATGGAAACTCATTCGTCCGCGTTCTTTTGAACCCGAACGTATGACGACGGACATTGCCTGGATTCAAGTAAAAGAAGAGGTTCCTCCGGAAGAGGCGTATCGCATCTGGTTTGAACGACAGCGTAAAATTTCCAGTCTATTTCAACAATGTGGTGGGAACTCGCTGCCATCCTCGCACTCGCACTGATTGTGTATCGCATGTACTGGAGCAACACTCCAAAACGCCCGACAAAGGAAGGCACAGCCAAGCTGTACTTTTTCCACACAGAGTGGTGTGGCTTCTGCAAGAAGGCCAAGCCCGAGTGGGAGAAGCTCAAGGGTAATCTCGACAAGCCATTTGGCAAGACCAAGGTCGAGGCCGTGAGCGTCAATTGTGAAGAGGATTCCAAGACATGCAGTTTGTATTCCGTCCAAGCCTACCCCACCGTCAAGCTCGAGACTTCAACCGCTCTCTACGATTACTCCGGACCCGTCACCGAGGATGGGCTCATTGGGTTCCTCCGTCGTACGCTTGGCGAAGAAAGCGGTAGCGTCTGAAACTCCCTGATCAAACATCTTCTTTTTGTTTTCAGGTGTCAGGGTCTGTAACGTTCCAAACTCGTCATTACGGAACACAATCACATTCGACGGAAGACTGTCGGCTCGAGCTGACTCGTACATGACCATAAAATAAGTCATTACGTCAATAGATTGCAGACGCTCCGGGGTCAGGCGGTAATTGTCCCGGGTAATGTGGAGTACGAGACAGTCGGATGGAACGACAGTGTGAATATTGTGTGCATACAGACCGCCGTCAATAAACACTTGGTCGTACATCACTTGCGGATGAAACACGTAAGGCAAACACGTCGAGGACAGCAAGGCTTCAAGAATCGGAACCTTTCCGGTAAAGAGCGTTGCCTTACGCTTCGTCATGTTCGAGGCGATAATATACAGCTTTTGCGGCGCGTCTTCAATCGCCTTTCCGTTCAGATCAATACCCGACTTTGAAAATATCTTGATCAATGTCTCTCTTAACGTATTCATGTGAAACAGCCCTTTGATTGTCGTAAATCCAGTGATGGACGTCAATCCAATGGACGGAAGAATGGTCGAGGAATTGATCTCCTCTTCAAACATTTCCTTGATCTTGGCGAGTGGGATCCGGAATGCAAGAGCTGTAGCGATCACAGCACCTGCAGAACATCCGTAGATTCCTTCGGGGAAGTCGAGACCTTGCCTTTTTTCAAGAACTGACAGGGCACCTATCATAATACCACCACGCATGCCTCCGCCGGCAAGCGCGAGGGATCGAAACATTCTCTTGTGTTGACAGTAGCAATAATGCTGAAAGCCAAAGATGTATGGGATGAGCAAGAAGAACGACGTGAACGACGCATGTCTGCGATGAGGCCCGTCCTGTCCCAGCTGTATGGACAGATCCGCAAACAGGCGATTCACTCGCCAAACGCCCCGTATGTCGTGTTTGAGATCCCACCTTATGTATTCGGATATCCTCTGTACCAACTTGCAGAAGCCCGGGAGTACTTGACCAAGACACTGACAGAATCCGGTTTCTTGGTATGGCCGGTCAATGAAAAGTATTTACTGGTGTCTTGGGTCAAGCAGGTTTCGAAATCAGGAACACACCGCCCCCCGCTCATCGCCAATTACCGTCCCCAAGTGTACGATCCATCTCTTCTGAACCTTCCAAGGTAAAAACGAACTGTCTTATGTGAAGGTTGAAGTTGAGGAAATGCAGTGTCTTCATGATGACGTTGATATCCTCGAGGGCGAGAACACGTGTACATGCTGTGGGACGATTCTGGGCAGCCATATTGATGAAGGTGCCGAGTGGCGCATGTACTCGACAACTGAAGACGATCCATCACGTACAGGAACAATTACAAATGAACTTCTTCCCGGATCGTCCTATGGCTCCATGATGATGCGTAAGCGAGTACCTGGACAATCCGAGGAAGCCAAAACAATTGCCAAACTCTCATCCTGGTCCTTTTCGAACCACGGTGAGCGTTCGTGGATGGGTATCTTTGATGCCATTCAAGGGTGTTGTACGCGCATTGGACTTCCAAAGGCTGTAATTCTGGACGCATGTTCTCTCTTTAAAAAGGTCGAAGATGCACGGAAGACCCGTGGAGAAACACGTCGAGCTCTGATGGCCGGATCCGTCTTTATCGCATGTCGTCAGCACGATGCGACCCGGACTCACGAGGAGATTTCGTCACTCTTCCACGTCAGTATCCGAGCCCTGTGCAAGGGTCTTACGCGATTTACGAATGAAGAGTCCTCGGTCATCAACACCCAGCTTGGGATTGCTGAACGTATTTGCGCAGACCTGGTCATTTGCGACAAGGATCGCGATGCCATCATGCTGCGGCTCTCGACTCTTCCCGAAATGGAGCACACGCCCAAGACAATTGTGGCGGGTGTGATCTTTCGTGTTCTTGGAGGACGACTGCAAGACATTATTACAAGTTCAGGCGTATCGAGTGTCAGTATTCGCAAGGTGATCGACAAGCTCAAGGGTTAAGCGATTGGGAAGTACACGAAGGAAAAGTTAAAGGCGTTATTTGCCTCTTCCGTTCCACCACCTGTAAAGGTTAACGACGAACCCGAGTTGGAAATTCCATTCACAAAGGACAGCGTGTTACCAACTTTATAGTTTGAAGTTACTTTTTGAATTGAGCTTGAGGTTGGACAAAAGAATTGGACCGTTTCCCAATAGACTCCACCACCAATCACGTCGTAGACATTGACAATTCCAAACATACCCGCAGCCAGTGTAATACCTGTCAAGGTATATGTGTTCGGTCCCTTGACACCGGAGCCGCCAAACGTTCCATTAATCGATCGATATCCACCTGTTGCAGTCACAGTGCTTGCATTGATCGCGCCTCCGTTCAGCGCTCCTGTCAAGGTAAGACCGTTTGACAAGGCTGTTGCACCCGTAACGTTAAAAGTATTAGAAATCGTAGTCGCTCCACTAACCGTCAGTGTGTTTGACAAGGTTGTTGCACCCGTAACCTGAAAGGTACCACTTGCTGTGACGTTTCCAGTCAAAGCACTTGTTCCCGTGACCGACAAGGTTCCACCAACCGTTGTGTTTCCTGTGACTCCGAGCGTGTTCGAAAGCGTCGTGGCACCCGTCGCGGCCAGCGTACCTCCCACAGACACGTTAGATGCAAAAGACACAACACCATTGAGTGTAGGGACTGTTGCAGAATTCGCGCTTACGGTTGTAGCAGTCAAGGCAGCTGTACCTGTTGCAGCGAGCGTGGTTACACCGGTTACATTCAGTGTATTGGACACCACTGTAGCTCCCGTTACATTCAGCGTATTTGACACTCGAGCTGCTCCTGACAAGGTCGTAATTCCTGTCACAGCGAGGGTATTGCACAATGTTGCAGTGTTCGATACAATCAGTGTGTTACATAAGCGTGCAGCGCCTGTCACATTGAGGGCACCACTCAAATCCGTACGACCAGCAACATAGAAGTTCTGACCCAAGGATGCGTCAACGCCAACTGTCAAGTTCGACGATACAAGCAGATTAGATGTGGTAAAGCTCGAATACTGAACAGTGCCGGCAGTCAAGATACCTACCGTCAAATCGCCGGACACGGACACATTTCCATTGAAGTTCGCTGTATTCGCCACTGTGAGTGTATTCAGCTGTGAATCACCGGCAATCAAAAGGCGTCCGTTTCCTGACATGTCGCCCACCGTAAAGAGCCGTCCGGAGACATCGGTCGTTCCGCCAACCTTGAGATTTCCAGTCAAGGTATAGTTACCGATAGTATTGATATTTGAGTTGCACGTAAAGTTCGAGGTGACGGTGAAGTTCGTTGCCGACAAGTCACCGAGTACTGTTTTTCCAGTCACGGTCAAGTTGCTGAAAATTCTTACGATTCCGGAAATGTCCACATACAAGTTTGATCCGTTTGAAGAGGCCATCATTAAATACGAATTACGACCTGCTGCAGTGTTCACGGGGTAGTGAGTGAAGCGCAAATATCCTGTGCCGTCATCGACTCGGAAATCGCCATTCACGTCGAGCGTTGCCGTACCCGGGTCAGTACCGATCGTGACACCGTTACAGAATCGAGCATACCCTGCAACGTCGAGAAGAAGGTTGGGGAATCGGTATCCCGGGCTCGAAATATAAGACATGGTTGTGTCACTTTTTCCAATGGACACACATCCGAACGACAAGTCAGCAGAAATCGCAACGACATTGGACGTACCAAGCTGAAACTGGTTTGACATGGCGGTTGTTCCGATGACAGCATTGCCAAGTAGAATATTGTTTGAACCCAGAGATGCGTTTGACCCTGCAATGTTTCCAATCAAGATGTTCGAGGATCCGGTATTTCCAGTTCCTGCACCAGTTCCAATCGCAATCACGTTGTTATTTGAGGCCGAATTGGCACCTGTGCCGTATCCCAAAAAGACACTGTTTGAAACGGAGGAAATCGCCGTCCCTGCACTGTACCCAAACGCTGTCACGTTCGAGCAAGCCTGGACAAAGGTTGGCGAGTTTCCGCTCCGGGTGCCCACATATACGTTTGAACCCGAGTCTGCAACATCTGCACGCAACAGAATTGCATTGTTTGCCGAAACCGTGTCAATGTTTGACAGCTCAAGGTTTGCAGTAAAGGATCCAAGACTGAACGTATAGACCGGACGAAACACGTTCGTCAGGTACGATTGGACATTAGTAGTACTACTCATTGTCCTTACTTGAGGTTTAAGTGTTGCCGATCAGTAAATACCAATGTCGTACACGCTGTTCCCGATCAAGCCCTCCGAGCAACACCTGTACAAGATGTACAAGCAGTCCGTTGCGGTTTTCTGGACTCCGGATGAGATTGACTTTTCCAAGGACCAGGCAGACTGGGCAAAGTTGAGCGTCGATGAGAAGTTCTTTGTAGGCCAGATTCTGGCATTCTTTGCCGGGTCCGACGGTATTGTCCAAGAGAATCTGGCAGCGAGGTTCCAGCGCGAAGTATCGTCACAGGTCGTGAAGCTGTTCTACTCTTTTCAGAACGCCATGGAGGGAGTTCATTCAGAGACGTATTCCCTGCTGATTGACACGTACATCAAGGACCCGGAGGAGAAGATGCGTCTGTTCAATGCGATTGAGACAGTTCCGTGCATTGGACACAAGGCGGATTGGTCGAAGAAGTGGATCGACTCTCCGGATGATTTCCAGACACGTTTGATTGCCTTTGCCTGTGTCGAAGGCATCTTCTTCTCGGGTGCATTCTGTTCCATCTTTTGGCTCAAGAAGCGTGGTCTGCTTCCCGGACTGACGTTCAGTAATGAACTCATTTCCCGGGACGAGGGTCTGCACACCCAGTTCGCCGTGGCGCTCTACCACACACTAGAGACACGTCCCCAAGCTTTGATCCACAAGATCATCAAGGAGGCAGTGGAGCTCGAGAAGGATTTCATTGTGAGTTCCCTGCCTTGTGCACTGATCGGCATGAATTCTGTTATGATGAGCCAGTACATTGAGTTTGTGGCTGATCGTCTGGCTGTCCAGTTGGGCACACAGAAGATCTTTGGGACACCGAATCCGTTTGATTTCATGGACTTGATCTCACTTGAGGGCAAGACCAACTTTTTCGAGAAGAAGGTGTCTGATTATTCGAGAAGCATGGCGAATGCCCGAGAGGAGCTTCGCCTGGATGATGAATTCTAGAGGGTATATAATGAAGACGCGGCGGTTCCGATTTCCTCGGCGCATGACTCGAAAGTACTGTAAAAAGACCCCGTGCAAACGTATGGGCTTTACGCAAAAGGCGAGCTGCCGGCCGTACAAGAACTGCTATCAATAAATAATCAGGTTCTTTGCCGGCGTCTCAAGGATATTGTCGCCCTCCGGTGTCGGACCTACGGGTGCGATTCCCTTCAGAACAAATGTAGGAAGCGGCTGGTCCGATGTGGGCCCGGGCTCAACGCGCTTTCCACCCTGGCGCATCATACCCACGACATGCTTTCCACCCTGTAAGACAGCCACAAGAAGAACCAGTCCAAGACCGATTAAAACGATCTGCCCAAGTGAAACACGTGTCTTCATTTGTGTAGGTGCGGATAACTTTTCTTATTTCCTTCCTTGCTTTGTACCAAATGGATTCATTCAAAATTGGTGTTGCGGTTCTTGCTACGGCAGTTGTCGTTCTTGCAGGTATGGTTGGCTGGCTCTACGTCCAGCAGACGCGTCTGTTCGCCAACATGAACGGACTGGTGATGGTGATCGGCGATCTCTCGCAGCGCATTCAGGTTCCGGTTCCCACACCGGAGCCTGCGCCGGAGTCTGCGTCGGAGCCTGTGCCGGAGCCGGGGGTTGAAGTGGAAGAGGAGGATGATCGGGCGTCCGTTGTGGACAAGGTGGAGGCGGAAATTGTCGATGGCCCGCCGCTGGACACGGACGGTCTCGAGAGCAAGACCAAGAAGGAGCTGCAGGAGATCCTCACGAAGCGCGGAATCCCCTTCGGAAAGGGGGACGCCAAGACTGTGCTGGTGTCGCTACTGAAGGCGACGGCGTAGGTGCAGGTGCAACAATAGGTTTGGGAGGCGCGTTTGCAAAGGCCTTCTTCACCCAACTCAATCGTAGCGGTGCCACCGGGATATTGTCCACACAGTCACACGGCATTGTATTTCTTCAGCATAAAGTAAAGAGTATGCCGAAAGCCAGGCAAGACAGCGATAGGGCAGATCGAAACCTTGGGTTTTTACCAACAACACGGTCTTCCAGTGGTTCAACATATGATACAAAAGATGATCGCGGAGTTTCAGCCCAGGACTATGCGAGGAGGGCTCCGTACCCCCAGACAGTTTATGGACAACCACTTGCTCAAGTCAAAGGTGAATTGTGGTCCGGAAATCCAGAAAAACAACAAGCACAAATTGAGGCAGTCGGAGAAGGGGGGCCTCGTGCTCTTCTTGAAACCGAACCGGAACTTCGCCAAGCACTTCAAAATGCCAACGTTATGGCTCATCTTGGCAGTCAATTGGACGCGTACAAGCGAGGAAAAACGTGGGAAGATGTATCAAGAGCAGTCTTGCCGCATGCAGACGTCATCGTCAAGTCTACAGATCCCGAAATGAAAAAGAACCACTCCAGGGAATATCGAATTCTCTATTTTAAGTTGTCGCAGCTTGTAAAAGACGATGCGGTAAAACAACGACTTCTTGAAGCAATTGAGAAAATTGGTGGAATGGGTGAAGTTGGAAAAGGGCGTCGTCGCAAGACCCGGAAGGGACGCAAGAGTCGCAAGCGCACTGTGCGTAAATATTATTGAGAATACGTAAAGATGTCTTCGTCTTCGTCGTCGTCGTCGTCGTCGTCACCGTCAGCGTCATCCACTGCAACTGCAGCAGAAGTACTTGGCGCTCGTCTGCCTTTGGGTAACAATACAGTGAATGCAGCGCAAACCCTTGGTGAAATGCCAGCCACCGATATTGAAAGTCAATCAAGAAAGGTAGCAGAGACACTCGCCAGAAATATGCCCTCCAAGGAGGGAAAGGCCAAGGAGGGAAAGGGCCGCCGCCGCAAGGGCCGCAAGACCCGCCGTGGCCGCAAGAGTCGCAAGGGACGTAAACACACCGTGCGCAAGTATTAAAATGAAAGTCGTATCCTTTGACGTTGGACTTCGTAACCTAGCCTATTGTGTCCTTGAAGGCACAAATCGCACCGATGTCCGGATCCTCGATTGGAATATTATTGATGTACTTGGAGAACAGGCAGGCGTCGGTGCTCCAAGATGTCACAAGTGTACAACACCTGCCCGCTATGAACATGCGTCGAACGGACTGTTCGCATGTACCAAACATACCCCAAAAAAGAAGACAGAATCCAGGGCATCGCTCACCAAGCTCACGCCTAATCAGCTTCAGGAACGAATCGCTGGAGACGGCCTAACAACGGATGCCACGAAAAAGGCAGATCTAGTCAAGCTCCTGTACAATCACATTAAGCAGAATACGTGGAAGAAGTGTGTTTCGTCGGCACTCCAAGGATCCGTCCTTGATTTGGCACCTGCATTAATCAAGAGCCTGGATTCCCGCATGGCTTCGTGGGTGGGAGCGGATGTAGTTGCCGTGGAGAATCAAATGGACCGACGGATGTTTGGGGTGCAGGCGATGATTCAAATGTACTTTTCTTGCCGGGGATATCGGTGCATGGGTGTTTCGGCAACTCACAAGCTGTCAAACATAGTGACTGTGGAAGATTCAACCGCGTCATATAAAGGTCGCAAAAAGACAGGCATATCGCATGCATACCAACTCGTTCCCGCAGAGAATCAAGATCATTTTGCAAAGCACCCCAAGAAGGACGATTTGGCGGATTCATTCCTTCAAGGTCTTTTGGTGTTAGAGCGCGGTTGACTGTAAAGGAAAACGTCCACCTTGGATATAAATGGACGTATCCGAAGACATCCCTGCCGTACCCCTCACCGAAGAGCAGATCCAAATCATTCTTGATGCACATATGCCGCGCGATGAAGCGATTAGTGTTCCGACATCCGTTGGGTTTGGCTTCGAAGGTAAATTCATCTTACCCGGAAACACGCAGGAGTACACGGAGTACGCGACGGCCCAAGAAATGATTGCAGATCAACCACCACTTCCGGATCCGGTGTTCAAGCCTGGCGATGTGACGCCGCTTGTGTATGATGCCGGTGCATCTCTGCAGCGACTCGAGAGTTATGCTGCGGAATTCTCCAAACTTGTCGACGAGCTTTTTGCGGCGGGCAAAGAGTTCAAGTACACCAAGGAGGGTATAGAAGTGAAGGTTGCAGAGTACGAGGCGGCGCTAAAAACGGAATCTGGATTTTCACCGAAACAGTAACTCATCAGAATACCATGGCTTCCAACTTTCAGTCTCTCGCTCTTTCCCGCTACCCCAACAACTCGCAGATGCGTGCCGACTACATCCGTGCACTCGAGGAGTGCAGGCTCAACCCGGCGTACTACGTCGATTCAATCTACGGCCGCATTCCGTGCGCGTGCTACCCGCTCATGCCGGATGACAACAAGGGCTGGACTGTGGTGAAGCGCAAGGTCCGTGTCAAGCGTGTCAAGACCGCCGAGGAGCTCGACGAGGAGGCGGACATCGACAATTGGGACAATGTGGAGCATTATGGTCGCGTGACCTACACATCTGGCCCGGTGGCCGAGCACAATGGCTCGCTCTTCGACATTGGTTCCCGGTTTTAAGACATCGACAACGAGAACGGTAATGGATCCATTCTATACCAATCTGAAGGCGATGCCGCAGCAGCAACGCGTTGAAAAGATCGAGCACATTATTGGATTTCTCCGCCAACACAATGCCTTGAAAGAGGCAATGGCGTTCCAACTGCTCCGGGACTGCTATCCCACCTTTCCTTTTTTTTCGAATGAACTCAAGTTCCGAGAGTACCTGGCCGTATCAAGCATTTCTGAAGTGCAGAATCATCGTATCGTACAGCAGATTCTTGCGCAAGGGTGATGAGCGCGTTCCAGTTTTCAGAACCACGTCCAAGCCAAACAACAAAGAGATGGACACGGATCTCCTTGTCAATCCAAAAATGATGGGCAGTATGGCAAACCTCGAGACGATTGATCTTCCTACAATTGACTTCAATGATGCCCCGGCAGCCCCGCCTAATCTGGTTCCGTCCATTGAGACTACGGGTCCCGTTCGTGTCGACAATATGGATAACTTCAATGCTGCTGCCTTTGCACCGTCACGGAGTGCTCGCATGTCTGACGAGGTTCTGATGCGCGAGAAGCATGAGATTCTCCGCAAGTTCGAGCGTCTGTCCAAGCTGGGTGTCCCGATCCGCAAGCGCTTCACCATGGACTCGCCGCTGGAGGAAATGAAGATGGAGCTCGAGTTCATTCGTCGTGAAAAGTCGATGGATTCCACAATCAAGCAGTTTTCTGAATGGTTCGTTACGGGCATGTCGGGACTGGAGTGGGGCTCCAAGAACGTGGCCATGCTCAAGGCATTCGGTCTTCAGCTGGACGGACTGTCGGAGGCAGCCCAGATGAATGTTGTCGACCTCGAGGATGATTTCGAGGAAATGTACGAACTGTATGGCGAAAATATGAAGATGCACCCGATGGTGCGTATCCCAATGCGCACTTGCATGATGATCTACATGGTGCACCTGACGAACCAGATGGCCCGCAAGGCCCCGATCCCGAATATCGACGATATCATGCGTCAGAACCCGGATATTGCCCGGTCATTGGCTGCTGCGGCTATGCAGAGCCAGACCCAGCAGATGCGCGGTACTGCCAGCGTGCCGCCACCTCCCCAGGCGCAGAACCCTCTTGCAGGGCTCATGAGTTTCATGCAGGGCAGTGTTCCTCCCGCGCCCCCGCCGAACCTGGTGCCCAAGCAGCCGCCGGCCGAGAAGCGCATTAATGTGGGTGTCCGCAGGCCCGCACCCGCACCTGCTCCAGCACCCGCTCCGGCGCCTCCCCAGCAGGAAATGAAGCCGCCGAGTCTGAATATTGACGACCTCCTGCGTGACATCAAGAGCAGTGTTCAGTCTCCAGCTCCGCCGCAGGGACCGAGTGCCCAGCCCAAGAAGAACAAGGCTGGATCTACAGGCAAGTCGGTGACGATCAGGCTTTAAACATCGGGGGATCTGCAGTGTAGGGCGAAGCAAGTTTCTTGGTTTCCGGCTTCGGGGTAGGACGACGTTCGATACCCGATGCTAGGATGACGAATCCAGATGTCAAGATCAAGGAGGTGACGATATCGCGCGTGCCGACAAAGCACACGGCAAAGACCGCGATGCGGCGCAGAATGATGTTTCGCGAATGATCCTCTTCTGTGTTTGAGAATTCATCCACAAGGTACTTGGAGCCCAAGTTGAGCAGAATCATCATGATACCCAGGAAAAGCTTGCTGGTATTAACGGACTCGATGAGAGAGTTCTTCTTCATTATCTTTTTCTCCTATATTTTCTAATAGGATGCTGGATTATGCATCACTCGACGAAGTCCATGGATCCTTTTCAGCCCCACTCGACCCGAAGGAGAATCCCCCGGCTTCGGCACCGCCGCGTGTGACCGTGGCCCAGCGCCAGCAGGTGGATCGCCCGGAATCTCAAGAGGACAAGTTATCGCGTATTCTCCGCTTGATCGAGCAGAACCGTACGGGATATGAACGTCCTTCGACGAACGATGTGTTGCTCTACATTTTAACAGGTGTGGTCTTTCTCTTTACATTCGATACCTTTGTCACCCTCGGACGTCAAATGCATTAAGCGTGGTCATTAGGTGTCAAGCGAGTTGACATGGAGGAAAAGTCGTCAAACCCATTGTCCAGGTACTCGATCTCAAACGTGAAACTGTTCTGTGCGGCGCCGAAGACAATCGGTGCGCCCAGAGGGGTCGCGGCTGCAATACTGGAAATCGGCAAGTGACGGCGCAGGGTCACGTGAAGGCGCTGGAGACGGCCGATGGGCGGCGAAAACTCAACAGCCTGTTCATCGTACACGCGGTTATTGTAATACAGAACGCCAGGGATGAATGCAGTTCCACCGGACGATGTCGACGTAGACGCCGCGTTGAGCACGGTAAAGGTTGTGGCAGACGGAACGGACCTAACCTGCACGAATGCAATATTGTGCGTTGCATTGTCGGTACCCGTGATACAGACGGTCTGCCCCACAAAAAAACCATGGCTCAAGGTTGTTGTATAGGTTGTGATGACGTTAGGAGCCGATCCGGATGTCGCAGCAGTGGCAATATTACATCCATTCCGCGGGATTCCAACATCATTCGCAAGCTTTGCAAACCAGGAATCCACATATCCGGATCGGTCGGCCCCCGGGGCTGTTTCATCCTTGCGATTCAGTCCCTCAAGACCCATCAGGATATACGTATCCGTCGGTTGAAATCCAAGGTTTGTTGCAGACGTCGAGAGCACCACAGGCGCCTGGACGGTAGCAGCCACGAGCGAGATCTTCGTCACACGCTCGTACACGCGCGGAAGGTACACGGTATAATCACCAGCATCCGAGGACGTGGCACCACCATTCACCCTGACAAACAAAGTCGGATCGCGGTCAGCCGAATCGATTGTGATGATCTTGGTGAGCTTGCGAAGAACCGCAACAGGCTGACTCTTGTTCACAATGGTTCCACGGTAGTCAAACTGCATTATTAGGTAGAGCGGAGATGATTTCTGCGTTTAAAACAAATGGGAGACACCGATAAGGATAGTCAAGAGTTGGCGATGAACATTCACTGGACCGTTACCCTGGAAGAGTACTTTGCGTGCACCGGCGAAAAAGCCAACTGCTTGAGCTGGGTGCACAAGCGGTCCGAACAAATTTTCAACCGGCAAAAGACCTACATTGATCTTCCTGTCGCGATTGGTTCAGCGATTACAGGTTTCATCAGTGTGGGTTCTACCACCATGTTTGCCGGACAGCAGCAAATCTCGTCGATTGCCATTGGTGCAGCCTCTCTCGGTGTTTCGATTCTCAACACGATTGGATCCTATTTCGGATGGGCCAAGCGTGCAGAGGGACACCGCATTTCGGCAATTCACTATGCCAAGTTGTACCGCTACATTTCCGTTGAAATGTCTTTGCCTCGTGACGAGCGCATGGCTCCGGGAGCACTTCTCAAGTATGTCAAGGACCAGTATGATCGACTTGCCGAGATCAGCCCGCTGCTTCCGGACTCGGTCATTGGTGAATTCAAGACTAGGTTTGAAAAGTACACGGACATTTCCAAGCCGGAGGAAGCGAATGGACTGAACAAGATTGATATTTTCGTTCCGAACCCGAGTGACGAACCACCGACGCTTCACTTAACTCCGATTCCAGGAAAGGCTGAACGCCGTCCCTCGGAGCTTGTTCTGCCTACAACGGCGGCAAAGTCATCTTCGTAATTGTATACTGCCGTTTCTTGTACAGAGAATTCCGATCCTGAAACTGTCGTCGGAACTGCGGATCCACAATATCCACAATAATCGGGTGCACGGTACGTCGTGTCTTTTCCACACGCAAGATCCTTCCTACAATCTGATCGACATCCGGACGAGGAGTCGCCATGACGAGCGTGTTCAAGGTAGGGCAATCAAAGCCCTCCTTGCACATGGAATAGGTGGCAATCAGAATCTTCTTGGTCTTCATGTACTCGTTGCGCAAGTCAAGCTTCACACCTTGCCCTAGAATACATGCCTGCTCGTTCAAGGCGGGTGGTAATCCCTTCAGAATATCCTTGCAGTGCTGGACACGATCTGTCATGACAAGGATCTGACGCCCTTCATCCATGACATCGTTGACGATCCGCACAAGCCATCGAGTCCTGTCCTCACACTCTGCCAGTTTATTGATCATTAACGGAGAGCAGAACATACCGGTCGACGAATAGATGATTTCATTGAATGCATGGTCATTGTTCTGGTACTCGTAGACTTCAACGTGCACACCCGGATCCACTGAATCTCCTGTCTCGGACTTGAAGAGAATGGGTCCAAGCAGCCAATTAATGACATACATCAATCGATCCTTGCGCTCGGGAGTTGCCGACAAGCCGAGCATGTACTTGCTCGTCACTTTGGGAATGGCCTGGACAAAGACTTCCGAGGCAATATGGTGGCACTCGTCGACAATCACGAACCCGATGGGTGCAAACACGGTGGGATCGAGCTCCTTCATGGACACTGTCTGCAACATGGCAATCACAAACTCTCGGTCCTTGACATCACACACATCCGCCTGAACACGACCGATACGGGCAGACGGCAAGAAGGCTCGAATTCGCTCCTCCCACTGGTCTCGCAGGAAGGTATTGTGGACCAAGACAAGCGTCGGGAGCCGGAGTTGAGATGCAATGAACAAGGCACAGACGGTCTTACCCCCGCCCGTTTGCAAGGAGATCAATCCATCGTGGGGTTCAGGCAAGAGCATAGTATTGACCACCGCCACCTGGTTAGGGCGCAGTGATCCGGTAAAGGTCCAGTACTCGCGAGGTGTTTGCGGCACATCGCGCTCCGTTTTGGGGATCCCAAAGCGTTCGACACCGAACTGTTTGGGAACGTAGACATACTGTGAATCTTCGGTAAAGACGGGATACTTGGGAACGAACTGGGGCTTCACAAACAAAGGATTCACAAAGGGCTTCACAATGAGCTCTTTCTTGAGCGCAGGCGTCACTCGATCTTGTTCGACGCGGTAGCCACGTAGAGTCAACATTTAGTCATCCTCCGTCTCGTAGCGCGCACTTTCCGTTTTGCGGTGAAGAATAGGGCTCGCAGTGAGTGTCTTGAACACCAGGTCACAGATTGAGTCCCGGGCATCGCGGTCCACCAGCTCATTCGAACTGCCGCGGCCACGAACCTTGTACAGGACCGACGGGAAGATAGATGACATGACCTGGATCCTGGAGATGGGCTCGACATCGTACGAGAGACCGAACAGCAGCGTCTCAAGGTAACTCATCACCTGCTGGCGGTTGAAGTAGAAGGTGTAGTGCGTATTGCGCCCGCTCTTGTAGGACAGAACAAACACGTCCGTATCGCGTCCATAGTAATTGCCCTCCATCGGCGTGATGGTAAGGACCTCATCACGCCTCTCCTCGCTGTCGTCGAGAATAAAGAAGATCTTAAGAAGGCTCATTTTTCTCTATTTGGTAGCCTCTTTTTAAATGGGTCCATTTTCGTCCAAGGCGTCAGCATACTCTTCCCTATCCCGATCACCTTGCGCTTGGTTGTCTCCATAGTCGCCTCCATCCGGCCGAAGTCCATCTTCTTCATTTTCATCATCCACTGGCTTACCTACGCCGGTATCTTCGTCTTCCGGAGGCGCTTCGGCAAGATCAGGCTCGAGATCACGCTCAAGTTGACGGGCAAACTCTTCGCGATCTGCATTCGTGATAATGTACGGCGCCAGGCCACGATCAATCAAGTCTTTGGTGATTTCACGGTCAGCGTCTGTCATGTTACGCAACCGGTCTGTGAAGGTATGACGCTCCTTTGCACGCAACGTGTTCGACTCTTTCCGGGCATCGTCAAGCGACGTGAGCAGCATCACTATAGTAATGTCCGTCTTGAGTGCTTCATATGCACGTACCTTTACCGGGTCCTTGGACAATTCACGAAATTGGATTTTGAGCATGCCTTGTGTCAAGTCCCTTAACTTTGCAGCCGGTTGTGTGGGATCCACAGATGTTGTTGAACCAACACTTGTCGCTGAAGAAATCCGTTGCAACAACAAGACATTGGTCTTCCATGAATCCGTCATGAATAACGGCTTTTCCTTGACGGCAAGACCTGCACGAATATCCGAATCGCTGGCCTGGAATGGAGCTTGTCCTTGCGGTGCCCTCTGCTCGACAAAATGAACAGGTTCCTGGATAAGGATCGGTTTGCGAAGAGGTACGAGCGGGTGTCCCAAGTCCGGAGAAATGTCCGAAATCAATGCAATTCGTGTCGATGGGCAAGCGGTAAATCCAAGTGGACGACGTTCTGTTGGAGGCATGGGTGCAATTGGAAGGAGCAAGTTCGGTTCAGGCACAACCAATGGTGCCACGTCCTTGGCATTCAGCAATTCCTGTTTGAATTGCGGTACAAACTTGCCCAGCAGACCCACAACACCCTTCCGGATGGCCTTGGGATCATTCAGGACGCCACGCATCACTTGCAAGGAAGGACCTTGGAATGATGTGGGATAGGCTTCAAACGTTTTGCGCAACACCATGAGGAACACATCAACCACCGTAAACCCGGTCGATTCAGCTGTATCCCGCGGGTATCCATCAAAGCGCAACGGTTTAGGTCCAAAGGAACGACGAGCCAGGAGCGGCGGGCGATGTGTTTGCATGACCATCACGGCTTCTGCGATACCCACCATTCCACGTGCGCGCCGTGTCGCGTCATCGTCCTTCTTCCCAAGCGCCAGTGAAATCTGACGACCATATGAAAGGATCGGTGCAATTTGATCACCTTCCGGCAAGACTTGAAGAAGCGACAAGAGCAAGTACAATGTTGCATCCGCAGGGTCTGTCATTGTAAACCGAGGAAGCAAGGCCTTGAGTCCGGTTGTAAAGGATGCAATAGCGTGTCCGTGAACGACATTCGTGTCGAGCGCTGCAGCCTGAACGACCCTACGTCCTCCTTCGTCATACTCGGCTTGATCAACCAATACTTGTCCGTTAATTTGCTCGCCACACACCTGGCAGTACTCGACGCCGAGTTCACGAACAATCCACCGTGTCATGTCCTCCTCCTTCAGTGCAGACAGTGTATGTTCGCACACGACAAAGGCACCATTCTCAAGGTACTGCTTGCCAACATTTGGAACTGACTTGAGGACACTGTTGATCGCACGGACCTTATCATCCGATTTGCGATGGACATCTGCAAGAATAGCCAAGACTGTCTGACGAAGTTCCGAAACGGCCTTTACAGGTGCCTTGGTTCCAACGAATCCGGGTTTCTTTTCCACTTTCATAGGAAGCATCGTGGCGAGGATCCGGCGGTACGTGGATAGAATCAAGTCCTTGGTCTGATCCTTCCAGGGAATACGACCCAACCCAATTTGTTTGCGCTCTTGCTGAACAATCTCGAGTGGAATACACTGGAGCTTTTCGCCCACACGACGCACCAATCCCTGGACCAAGAATTCCTGGAAGGTCAAGTCTGTGAGTCCGCACTTGTCCATAGTGATTGCCGGATACTGCATGTTCAAATCTGCACTCGGAAGAACAGGAACTACCCCGGCAGAGCCCGCTTCAGACAAGAGCATTTGGACAACCAAGAATCCAGCATCTGGTTGATTCATCAGCCATGCGCGCGGTCCAAAGGCAGGCGAATAACTTGTCGCGTACTCCTTGATCAACTTTTCGTCCGGAGAGACTGTGTCGGTTTTAGGAAACGCTAATTCAACAACAGGTAGTGGCTGTCCGATTTCAACTTGAGGAAACCGACGCTGCCATTCGTCCCATGGAATCGACTGCAAGGTGACATCATATAGCTTGAGAAACTTGAGTCCTTCGCCATACGGATCCGTTGTCACAGGGACACCGTGTTCCATAATAGCCGGAATTCGTGGAACAATATCCTGCAGATCCTCATCCGTCTGAATAAACCGGGCCTGTTTATCTTTGAAAAAGTCATGGTCTTCACGAGGATTCGGAATTTCATCCGCACGCTCCTCCAAAAAGAACCCGATAGATCCCAACTTATCTTCCGTGCCTTCAACCGGTACAGGTACAATAGCTGTCTTTCCGTTAGCCAGGTACTTTGTTTGGGACAGGATAATATGCGGAAGCGCGCGCAAGGGTGCCTTGCCTTCTGTATCCACAAACTCGGTTGCGACTTGAAGAGGCTTTGACGGCGTTTCCGGGTACGGCCTGGGAAGTACACCGAGCATACGCGTATATCCGTTGGGAAGACGGCGGTTTTCCTTGGACAATACTTCATTAAGCAAGACCGAAATATCACTCGCAATCAGGTCTGCAGAACGATACACGGGATGGATCCAAGGAAAAGAACGACGAATCTCCGGAGGCCGGATTTCATATCCTTCTGCAGTTGGGTTCACATAGGTTTCATATAAATCCCGGAACCGGTCAATTTCTTTGGCAAGCTGTTCAAGGACAAATGTTGTTGCATGTCCGGGTGGCAAGAGCTTGTCAAAAGAATCCGTTAACTGTTCATCCAATGTAAAAAAGCGAACAGACTCTTCGCGTTGGACTTGTTCGTCCATTTCAATGACATCGCCTAACAGAGTGAATTCGGACGGATCAAAGGTAAGGTATTCACTCATTATACTGAACGAAGAATGCTTTCACAGAGTGCGAGCGCCTCCTTGACACACGCTGCGAGTACGTCCTTGGGCGGCGTCGAAGACCAGAACCTCACATGCATGGTCGGTTGGAGTGGATGACCCACAGTAAACCGGACATCGTCAACCAGCTTCGGTGGACCTGCAGAGTACAGAATAGACTGCACAAGCGCACCCAGCGTATGCGACTCGGACGGCATGACAATTCCATGTGATCCATCGTCTTCCTTGATCAACTCCACCTTGGCCAGATCCTGGATCTTGCCCTTGAGAATCTCCGCGGCACGCTTCAGGAGATCAGAGGCCTTCAAGACACCAATACTCTCGATACTAAAATCGAACCAGTTAGGGCGGCCAGTTGCATCCCGTGACCAGCAGCGCTGAATGTCGTGATTGTCAAACGCGGCCAGATCGGTATTCTCGGCAATGACTCGATCGCGCTGGAGCTTGGCAAGTGTAGGGTCAACATGGTATGCATAGGAAGCAACACACACTTGGGATGCACCTCGAGGATCGGTTCCGAGTGTCGCCTCTACCCACACGGACTCGCCCGCATTGAGCTTGAGAAAGTAGAGCGGTGTGCCAAGATCACGGTCCTTCAGGATAATGTTGGAACGAGGGCCCTGCACGGTAAAGTCTGTGCTCATCAGAGTCTGTTCAACACCGGGCATGACACGCAGAGAAATCTTGGTGTCGCGAATTACATCGAGCTCCTCGGGGCGCACATCGATCGGTAGCATCTCAACACGGTGCCGGAGCATCTCATGAATCAGCTGTGAAGAGTTTTCAAGAATGTTGACATTGCGGACCATGACAGTTGGAATCTCGGCAAGCAGGATTCGACGAATCGCATTCACGAAAGCAACCGGAACATTCTTCAGCTGAAAGTCGAGGCGGTATCCATCAAGAGTTATCTTTGGGTTCTCCATTGTATTGTCTTTTCCTTCGTTCTTATATTTCCGTTTTTTTACAGTTCTCCTACCAAGATGGCGAACAATCAACCCATGCTGTTCTACAGCTCCCGCTGCCAGCACAGCAAGCAGATTCTTGATACACTTCAGGCCCTGAACAAGACCTCTCTGTGCCGTCTTATTGCAATTGACGGAATGACCCGTGACAAGCTGCCTGGATTCCTGCAAAAGGTGCCGACCCTGTACGTTCCGGAAACAAAGGACGTGTTTGTTGGCAAGGACATCTTCGCCTACATCGCCAAGCCCGTGTCGTCTCGCCGCGAAGTCCCTGTGACTGCACCAACAGCTTCACCCCAGCAGCAGGCCAAGGCACAGCTGCCCCAGGGACAGGCTGCCCAGACCCCGGCCAACCTCGAGGCGTGGTCCTTTTCGACGGCCGGTGGATTCTCGGATGGGTACGCGAGCTGGGATGGCAAGGAGGCCACCAGTGACCAGTTGCACTATACCTTTTTAGGCCCCATGTCCAGTGGTGGGGGTCCTTCCGGTCCCCTGACGGTGCAGAGCCAGGACAAGGACAAGTATGAAAAGAACGAGGATACGGCGACACGTCTCAAGAGGATGCAAGACGAGCGCGAGAAAGAGTTCGCCTCCGTCGAGAGGAAGTAGTGCGGCGCTTCTTCCGGGTCCTGCGTTTCCGACCTCCAATACGACCCGGGTTCAGCGGAGGTGGTATTTGTGGAAGTCCAATACGTTCGCGTAATTCGTTTTGCTGTTGATAAAGGAAGCCGTTGATACCGGATAAGTGGGTTCCAATTACTCCCTCAACCCCATGAGGAAGATTTTGGATTTCACCAACCAAGGCAGCATTTCGCACACCGCGTCCCCTATCTCTGGTTGGTTCCAACAAGATAGCTTGGATTTCTTCTCTCGGCTCTTCGTCAACGATTTCACCTGCAATGTCGATTGGTGTAAGTCCATCGGGTACATTGGGAACGAACACTGTATCTTCATTCTTGGCGACAATTGCGCGAACAACATCCATCATGCGTAGCGCGACTGCAAAATGCAAGGCTGTAGCACCGTCGGTTGGAATGTCTCCTGCTGGGTGGATCGGTACCACATGGAGCAGAGTCTGCCGACTTGTTTTGCTCACCAAGTAGACTGCCATATCGGGAAGGCGTTGTGCAATCGCCGTAATCAACAGCGTATCGTCATATTCAAGATCTGTTCGATTTGCAATTTCGGGGTATTCGGCCAAGATAAGTTCGACGAGTTCACGCCGATCCCATGCTACAGCCGTTTCAGCTGCAAATGATCGATTCCGTTCCGATAACGTCCTAAATTGATCCATAATGTCTTCAGCTGGCTCGGGTTCATCCACGCCGTTTCCTTGAATTGCTTGAATCACATCGTCAATATTTGCTGGTGGAACTGGGAGTGGCACACCTACTGCATTACCTCCGCCCTTACGCATTATTTACACACGATATAATAGATAAAATTATGTCGTCACCCAAGCAGCGACTCCTCGATGCGTTCTTCAACCAGTTTTCCGCATTTCTTGATGAGGTGTGTCGGATATATCCCGATCAGACCGAGTTTCGCGCATACTACTCAATTCTGAAGTTAATGCGATCAACCAACCCATTGATGTTGCTTGCAGAGTTCAGGCGGAAAGTAGGTCAGTACGAGACCGAGCTACGCAAGAAGGATGATAGCTTCTTTCTTGCACAGTCGTATGAATCGGATACGGGTGGAAGTAGCTCATTGAACGACTTTATCAATATAATTAAGAGTCTGTGGAAGGAGGCAACACCGCAGGTCAGGACAACCATTATGGATTATGTGACTCTGTTGCTTGACATTTCCAAGCATTATTACACGATCTGATCCGGAGGAGGATCCGTAAATCCATACAAGTCGCGCTGGGTGAGTTTCACGAGATCGGCGATACCGGCTTCAGGTGCACCGAAATTTCGAAACAGGATTTGATTCACTTCGGCAGGTGTCCACTTGCCATTGAGTTTCGTATGGTTCGGAACTACGAGGTCTGGATTATCATAGAAGGATGTCACCATCTCTTGCAGAACATCAAGCGTGCACCGATCAAAATGCACAATCATATCAACACGACCCGGACGAATCAGGGCCTTGTCGATACGTTCCGGAAAATTGGTCGTAATGATCAGGATACGACCATTTGCCTCCAGTGTTCCATCTAACAAGTTCAATAGGAATGACAAGTCAAACACTTCCTTTTCCTCCTCCTTTTCGCGATCGAGGAACGGATCACCTGTCTGCTCCTTCTTTACGGGCGTAGGCTTCTTCCACTCGCGGCGTAACACGGTGTCGCCCATGGCATCGATATCTTCAATCACGTACAGGCGTTCCGAAACCGGAATCGTGTACTTTTCCGTTTGAGTTCCGTTATACACATGGATCTCGTCATTGAAAAACAAATGCTGTAATTGCTGCTTGGTCTTGATTTCCGACAACTGTACATTGATAATGTGACGCCGCCCCTCGTTTGCAATCGCCTTGATACTGGATGTCTTGCCCGTTCCGGGAGGACCGTGGAACATGAATCCCAATGTGTAGGGAATACCTTTCTTGTCATACCAGTCGCGCTGCGTAAAGAAAAACTGGGTACGGTCCCGGACCTGTTTGCGCTCGGAGAAAAAGACATTATCAAAGGTCCGGTTTGTTGTGAATTTGGTCTTGGTATAGATGAGATGGGTTGTTGGCAAGGGGTTCTGTGTATTTCCCTTGACTTTTGTAGTCACCATCTGATCGAAAAAGTAGCGGTGAGCACCCAGCTTATTAGCCATTCTGCGCTCATAATCCACGGCACATGTATCCACAAAAGCCTGTAGATGCTGCACGTCATGCTCGTAGCAATAGAGCTTGAACTTGATCATTTCCACCTGTCCATCGGTGACCTTCAAATCATTGAGTTCAAAGTACACGTCAGCATCCAGGCGCACCGGGTCAAACTCGTGAGGCAGGTAATCATGGTGGGTGACAGAGAGTAATGTCTTCATTGCAGGTCGGGTCGTGACGGAATGAATTACGGCATCCATCCGGGACCCGTACACAGTGGAGGGAGCGGGTGCGTTGCGCTGTTGGTGGGGTGTGCCGCGCTCGCAGGTAATGGAGGCGCGAGGAGTTCGTGCGCTCGATTGAGGAACGGTCGACACCCTCTTGCGACGACAACAGCCTCCAAACCAATCTGACCATGTGGGGAAGGTCCGGACAGCCAAGTCAAAGCCACTCATGACCATTAAGTTTGTCAAGGGATTCTTGGCGGCTCCAGACTGGAGGACCAACTGCATTTTCATCATTTCAATGTAGTTCTGCATTGCTTATCCGAAACACTTGTCCAGGGTCGCAACTGCCGAATGAACTGGCTTGGTGCGACGTAGCCGGAGTTCCTTGGATGCTTTGGCCACTGTATCCTCCGAAAGGGGCACGAACTTCTTGACATCCCGTGCCGGACCCTGTACATTCATACTGGGCACATGGAGCCGGATCGGCGGGAGCTGGACCGATACAAGTTCATCCGATGTAGTCAAGTACTCACGGAACTGCTCAATATTCAAGGGACCTCCAAACATGCGGAGCACACTACGATTGGGTGCCGGGGTCAGCTCCTTTGTCGAATACAACACACGATAGAGATCCACCAGCAAGGCGTGGCGAGACCAGCGAGTCGTGTCGGATACATGTACATCGCCGTACAAATAGGCAAGACCACACTCGGGCGAACAAAAGTGTCCTTCGCATTGGTACATGTTTTCAAATGCATCATACGAAATCGGAAGAACACATGGCGTCCAAGAGAATCCATGGCAGCACCAAAAACAGGCTGCACCGGAGTACGTCGGGCTCCTGACACGTTGAAAGATCTCCTTCAGCGTTTCTGTATTAAAACGTTCACTGACCTTGGATGTCTCGACAGCAGACAGGATTTCAGAGTAATTCGTCGACGATTCGGCCGGAGTCGGCGCATGTTCTTCCACCGGTAAGCGGAGGGAAAACACCACAGGAGCTTCCTGTAGCGACTTTTTAGGAGGCATTGTTTGTTGTTGTTGGTTCTAGAAACTGAAAACCTCTAGTATCCAGGAGTCGCAGAAAAGACATAGATACCTGCAATATTGGCCGCCGTAATCGGGTACGAATAGACCGAGTAAAGAACGTTTGCACTGCCAATCGCCGTCGAGACGAAAATGCTGCTTGGGATATCCCGGGATACCATGGTTGCTCCACCAATCGTGGTTCCCGGATAGACAACACCGTTAAACGTGGTACTTGCCGCTGCCACATTGGTGGTTGCCCGGAAAATGTTCGATGTCGTGTCGAGCATGTACACGAATCCACTGCTCGCATCAATCACGATGGAATCCGGACTGCTCATGGTCACAGTTGGCTGAATGAGTGTAGCCACCGGAGAGTTCGAAACAAACCATGGATTCGTGTACGATGCAGTCTGGTTTCCAGTGGGTGTCGAGACAGTACCACTCACAGCCACTACGATCTTCTGGTAACTATTGGAGACGTTGGACTGCATTGCAAACAACGTGAAGGTATTGTTGGCACCTGCAGAATAGACAACGTTTGCAAATGCAGAGTAGATGGAAAGCGGCACAGAGGTAACAACTTTTCCTACCGTCTGAAACACCTTGTCGTTATATCCGCCCTCGTTCGAAATCACAAACAGTCCAGTATTCGCGAAATTTGAAGTACCCCCGGATGCATCCGATCCGTAACAGTTCACAGTCGCGTTGCTCAATCCATTCGAGAGATTGTAAGGCGAGAAAAACCTCGTGGTCGCAGATGTGTTGTATAAAACTGCTGTATTGGAAATATTGTATCCAGTCGGAACAACACCTGTGATTGAATAGTTTGCATTTGACTGAATGTAGGGAACAGTGGCCGGACTAATGTTCGAATAAATGTATCCGGTTAATCCATTTGCTAATGACACGGCAGTTGCGGCCGGCGTTCCGCTAAAGGTAAAGGTCGAAATCGAATAAAAGTTAGATCCTCCATAATTTGTCGTATTGGCAACTCCCGTGACTGTGATGGTCAAGTCATTTGTAGGAGTTGTTCCACCCAAGTTTGTTCCTAAAATAACGACTTGCATATTCGAACTGTAATTCACACCTCCATTCAGTAGCTGGACAAAGTACGACAGTGTATTCCCGGAATTCGTAGAATTGCTCATCACATACACATCAAACTTTGCACCTACAGCGCCTACTTGTACCGTACCATACACACTTGGAACAACGTTCGAAAATCCTGTACCCGTCACATCAGCCGCACGCTTGCCTGTTCCAATAAACAAAGCATTTGCCTGGTTGAACGAGACAGGGATAAACCCTTGCAGTGCACCATACACGCCGGAATTCGGGCTATTGTCCGGAAACCCTCCAAGTCCAGTATTGGTACTAGCGCTTGCAATTCTAATGGCTATCTGTGTAGAGCTGCTATACGTAGTTAACGTAACAGGTGTGATTGGGAAAAATGCATATCCAGAGTTCACGGCTGCAGAGCCAGTCACGGTACCGTTTCCATAGACTCGAAGAACCTTGGTTGAATCGGTGTAGCTAAAGAGACCACCAATCGATGCAGTTGTATTGCTACCATTATTGCTCGAATTTGCATTGAAATTGATATCACTGCCCGTATACCCGGCAACTACCATATGCGCGTATTCACCAGGCGATGGCTGTGAATAATTGCTTACTGCTCCGGACGTACGGAAGCAAGGTAAGGTACATGCAAGGGTGTACGAAATAAGTGAAATGGTTGTAGTACCGGAATTACCCTCTCCTGATAAATTAGATCCAGCCACAAGCGATGCAGCTGTAATGGGAGCGCGCGCATCGCCGAAGAGTCCCGGGAAATACGCAGCAGGGCCAGCAGCTAATATCGAGTATCCATCAGGACTGCTCACAGGCACGTACGAATTGAATGCAATCGTCCCACTTGTGAAGCTTCCCGTACTTGTCACGTTCGATCCGTTCGCGATCTTAATTTGGTTCGACGAATAAATACCCGTCACGGGAACTGATGTATAATTGAAGCCCGTTCCAGCTCCAGTAATCGTAATGGCCTGATTGGGACGAAACAAGGCTGAATTCGAAACGGTATAGACGATACTCTGATTACTGATCAGTGTCTGTGCTGTATTGCTGTAGGTAATCACACCGTTACTCAAATTTGTCGCAGCGTCGTCGGGGGTGCTGCCGCCTACGATGGTCGCAGTGATTGTATTGGATGTAAAGGAAACCACTGTGAAACTTCCATTATATTGACTATCGCGAAACCCGCTATTGTTTGCAAACCCCGAGACAACCACAGTTACACCATTGTTCCAGCCCGTACCATTGGAGAGAGTTGCAATGGTCCCACTGCTGATTGTGAATGTATAATTTCCAGTCCCGCTGTTATAAGCACCTCCAAATCCGGTGTTCGAATAGGTAGTTGTTACGTAACTGTAGAGAGGGTCTGTAAGCAAAACCGCCGTTGTTGCCGTTGTGAGTCCCGTTGTTCCAAGATAGAGTGTACTTCCTCCGCCGACAAACGTCGCATTTGATGCACCTGCCGAGCTGAATGCAAGTGGGACTGCAGTCCCAGGTGTTCCCGACGTAAGAGACGTAATATCATCGACGTACGTGGATGTCGAAAAGTTCAGACACGCATCCACTAACGCAATATAGCGCTCTGTGTTGGAAATATACGACGATGCATACCGGATCGTAGAGTTTGACGCATTCAAGCACAATCCTTGAACCAAACCGTTCGAAAAGGAGGCATTCGATGTGGGAAAGTTGCCATTTGCCGTAAAGGGAACATTGTAGAGATAGTTGCTTAAATTCGAGTCTGTACCCGCAATGTAGAGTGACGTGTTCGAAACCACAGAGGCAGCCACAGACAATGCCGGTGGATTAAGAAATGAGACACCTGCTAGCGCGTTATAGACGAGTGATTCGCCTGCAGTGCGCGGTGTTTGCTTGTTCAATACACTGGTTAGCATTGATTTTAAACAAGATAAAAGGTCGATGTAGTTGAACCCGGTTGACTCGATACGAGACTAAACGAACCGCCTGGCAAAAAGGGCAATGCATTGCTCACGTTCGAGGCACCGTTCCATCTGGAGACGACACTGGGTGTAATGACTGCGCTGCATGTGAACGGTCCATTGTTCTGAAACGTCCAGAACATCCCCTGGCTCAAGCCCGTTGTTGGAAGTGTGATATATGCGTTACAACTGGCCGATGTGAGTCCGTTGAATGTGTACAATGTTCCGTTAGAGACCGTATACGTTGTCAAGTTGCTTCCTGTAACGGTTTGAATCGAGGATACTGGCCCCATGCCACCTGTATTGCCAGTAGGACCTGTAGCACCGATAGGTCCAGCTCCTGTTAATCCGGTCGGTCCCGGGTTTCCCGTCGGTCCCTGGTATCCCTGTGTTCCCGCAATCGTTGATCCGGTAGGACCAGTGGATCCTGTTGTACCGCGTGTGGCGGAGGACATATTCAAATTAGCACCTACGACGTATGCATTGTTCGAACCATTGTACACCACAACACCGAGTCCATTGGTTATGTTGGAAATCGACACAATACCGCTTCCGTTACTATTGAACGGGTTGTTGCTATCAATACCTTGCAAATTGGTCAAGTTAAAACTGCTTACCGTGAAGGAGGAAATGAATCCAGTTTGATTGAGAGAAGGAGGATTGAACCCTTGCACCTTCACAATGACGTTGCTTCCAAACTGTGGCGTAGAATACGTATTGGTTGGACTGATAAAGTACTGGAGGACAGAGTTTGATAAAGTCCCCGTGCCTCCAAAGGACACATATGCAACGTTATTCAAAAGCTTCGGCATATTGTATTTAGCATGCGAGATAATACGTGGACAAGGACACGAGAGTTAGGCTGTTCCCAGACGGAATGGTTACAGTTGTGACCGGCATACCTTTATTCGAAATTGTCTGACTCGAGGTCAATGCAACTGTAAGTGCTGATCCGCTATTATTACGCACCACATACTCGGCACCCGTAGCATTTGAAGGAATTACGATTGTCGTCAGGTTGGTTGCCGTCACATTGTAAAAGATATTGTTCGTGGACGAAGGAAGTGTCAGTGTCTGTCCGCTCGCAAAGTTGGTAAGTGTCACTGTTGAGTTACGGCCATACCCAGCTCCAGTTGGACCAGTGAATCCACGCGAGATACCTTCAAACCCTGCTTGTCCCTGAAATCCTGTCACACCGGTTGCTCCCAAACTACCTGCAGGTCCTGTCGGTCCAAGTGTGCCTTGCGGTCCGGTACCTCCAATCAAGGGCATTTATATTACATGGCTACATAATTGGAACCTGTCCAGACGATTGCCGCACTATTTCCAGCCTGGATCGGAAGCGCATATTGAGTAGCGCCCGTAGACGTGATAGTCGATACATTGACTGCATTACCGCCCGTGGAGCTCGCTGCTGTCGTGTTTCCAATCGTGAAACTTGTCGTTGACGGAACCAAAATCACTGGAAGAGCGTTTGATGTATTGAATGCTGAATTTGTAACTCCGGCGATCGTCACGTATTGACCCACAGACAATCCGTGCACATTCGAGGATGTAAATGTCGCCGCATATCCGTTGCCCACAACAGACGCAAGAGGAATCACGGGCGATGTCGAATTCAAAGTCTGGTAAAAACCGGTCGGTGTCAAGGCTGATGTAGCCGTTGTAGTGTAGATGGTTCCACCAGATGCAGAAGCTAATGCAAGCAGTGTGCCCATACTTGCAGCTGCGCCGACTGTGGCTCCAGATGTCGTAACCGTGATTGTATATTTCGTCACTGCAGTAATTGCCTGTGCAGTCACGTTAAATCCGGATGAAAAGCCAGTCGTTGTAACCGTTTGACCCACCAGAAGACCAAGCGGAACACTACTCGTAAAGACGATGGATGTTGCCGAAATCGCATAGGCCGCTGTAATGGTGCTAACCGCAAAGAGTGTCGAATTCACAGTCATGGTATTGGTGGTGACGCTGGCAAGTGTGAATGCACCATTGTACAAGCTCGGTGTAAAGCCCGTGCAGTAGATTGAAGCACCCGCCGACAATCCGTGCGCCGTCGCGTTTGAAAAGACAAGTGTGGTTGCCGTTGCTGTTGCCGATGAACTTGTGAGTGCATTCGATGCTTGAGTTCCCGTTGTCAAGGACGGTGTAAAGAGAATGAACTGGGTTGCACTGTTAGTGACTGTAACGCCGGTTTGTGCGGCCGGGGTCAGTGCCTGCACATATCCGCTCACATTGAATCCAGATCCACCAAGACCGTTCACAGTGACCCAATCGTTCGTCCTGAACCCATGTGCAGAATCCGTTGTGTACACATTGTAGAACAAGGTTGTGGGCGCAGTGAATGACTGGTAGCTAATGAAGGAACCACCACCGGCTGCACTTACGCTAAACACAGTGCGCAAAGGGCTTTGAACTGTAAATGTAGTAGGAGACGGGATACTATCAATCACCATGGTGGGCATGTTCCCGAGAACAGAGGTTGATGGTGAAACTCCCGAAATCTGCACAAGGGTTCCATTTGACAGTCCATGGGCTGACGCGGTTGTCACGATGACCTTTGTCCCTGCTCCTCCAGATCCGTAAATTCCGGTAAAGGCGCCTTGGGGTACGATCGTCTGTATGCTGGGTGTCAGAGTTTGAAGACTCACTGTTCCTGTACTTGTGTCAGAAACGGACGAACCGGTGCTGTTCGAAGCTGCAATCGTGAAGGTTGTCGTTGTGGGCACGGACGTGATTGTCGTCAAGGTATTGCTAAAGACTGCATTTGTGAATCCGGATAGTGTAATCACCTGTCCGATGAGCAAATTGTGATCGGTTGCGCTCGTGTAAAAGGCTGACACGCCATACGGGTCAATAGAGGCCGACAGGCCTGTCACGATACGGGTCACAGTGCAGGGCGCCAAGGTATTGAAGGCCGAATTGTTCCGGATGACCCAGTAAGTACCTGCCTGTGCAGGCGTCAAGGCGGGCAGTTTAATGAATCCGGGAGTGTTTGCAGAAATAGATTCGTAAAATGCTCCGTTATTGGTTGGAAGCAAAAAGAGACCGTTCGGATCACCTGCCAAAGCTGTTCCGGTGCCTGTCGCTGTCGTCAGGACACCAAGACCTCCTTCTCCAACTGTGTTCGTCAAACTGCCACTTTGATCGGTAAAGGTGCGCAAGGTCGGGGTTGTCGACACGTCAAAGGTGTTATTGAACTTTGTCGTTGTTCCAGACGGAATGTAATAACTGGCCGCAGTCACCAATGATGTATTTGACGTGTACGCCCCACCACCTGCTCCAACAAATTGGTGATTTGCGGAGGTCGAGTAGGTAAAGTAGGTACCATTGCCCTGCGCAAAGGCAAGATTGCTCGTAAGACCCGATCCGGACACGGTAAAGGATGTGCTTGCCGTTGATGCAATCACGGGAACTGAAATCTGATTGTATGTATTGTTCGTGAAATCGGTGAGTGTAACGAACTGGCCTGGAACGAGAGTGTTCGACGACGTGACGTAGGTAACGACTCCCGGAGTTGCAAGCGCAGTGACGGTCGACACTTGATTACTAGGACCGATCACGGTAATAATTCCAACGTTGGACGAGACACCCGTCACGCCTAAACTTCCATCGGATGTACCAGGGATCGTATAATTGTAAAAGTATCCATTCAAGCCACTACCTCCACCTGACAATGTAATGTTCGAAAAATTGAACCCGTCGGAAAACCCGGAGGTAATGACATTTCCACTCGCGATAGGTCCCGGAGTAATGTACGTAACAATAAACCCAGTCGATGAAGCGTAGCTGCACGCATAACCGACCGATCCGCCAACCAAGACAGTCCCATTTGTCGTTGCCGATCCTGTCGCCCCAGTTGTGTTTGAAACTGTGAAGGTTGTATTGGTAATTGCCGTAACTGAAACGTTTGACAGATTGAAAGCAAACGGTAAAAAGCCCTGCGTTGTCACATAGACGCTTGTATTTGTTGAAATTGCACCTAATCCGTTGGATGTGCTTGTCGTAAAGATAATATTCGACCCACTGACAGTTGCATTTGTCGCATACAACATAGGTTGTCCTGCTGCAGTTACGCTCAAGACACCCGGTCCGACCGTCGTTGAAGGAATCGTGGTTGTGTTTGCAGACACAACGCTGGCCGTTGTCGTACCTCCAGACGGAAACGACACAAACGTATTGGGGTCCAAAATCGTTTGAACAGTGGCGTTGACGTTGAACACTGCGTTTGACCATCCGGCAGTAGCAAAGAAATCACCCGTTACAAGACCGTGCGGGTAAAACGTGTTCCAGTACAGATAGTATCCCGTCGGATCCGACACGACCGGCATCTCTCCCCATGTCAGTGTCATGCTAGTTCCTGATCCGATTGCAGTTGTCGCGTTCGAAAATGTGAAGCTCGTGTCAGTCATTGCAGTCACAAGCTGTTGACCATTGAACTGGTTGACACCACTAGCTCCAACCAAAACATACGATCCAACTGCAAGACCGAGTGTCGAACTCACAGTACACGTGACTGTTGTGCCGTTGCCTTGCATGTTCGATCCGGACTGTGACGTGAGAAGTGTAGGATTCAGAGGGCCACGAATAATTGCATCTGCATTCAATGACCCGCCTGTCGTAGCATTACTCACTGCAATTGTCGTTCCGTTCGAAGTTGCAGCTGTAGACAGCTGATAGATTCCATTCAGACCCGATGTTCCGGATACTTGGACCCAGTTGCTGCCTGCATTCGAAGAATTCGACAAGGACAGTGTGTAGGTGTTGGAAGGCGCATAGGATAAGGCATTGCTAATCGTATAGGTGACAACACCGGCGTTCGACGCAACACTCGCGATCACATAGGTCTGTGCAATTGTCAATGCTGCAGTGACAGTCTCCGTGGCTTGACCAATGGCCGATGTGCCTGCGATTGTGAATGAGTTCGATGTCGTATTCACAATCTTCTCTGTCGTGTTAAAGGTGGAAGGCGAATACCCAGATGTTGTAATGTATTGATTAACGGAATACCCGTGGGGGACAGTCGTAACGATCGTGATAGGATTACCAGTTCCAGTCACACCGGTAATACCGGGATACGTGACAGACCTTAATGCATTCGTGCCTGCAGCTGTGCCTGTGGTTCCCGTGGTTCCTGTAGACGCATAGAAAATAGTACCAGACACGCTGTAGAGAGAGTTTCCATTTCCACCAGTAGGCCCATCAAACCGTCCTTGAGGCCCTTGAGGTCCAGTGATTCCAGTAGGACCCGTTGAACCTTGTGAGGCTGAACCACCGCCCTGTGGTCCAGTTGGGCCTGTGAGTCCAGTTGCGCCGGTTTGCCCTGACATCTCTTACTTTAAAAAACGAAAAGAATGGCTTGTCGAGAAACACACATCACGCAAAATGGCCGACCTTACCACCTACCGCAAGCAGACGCACCGCGAGCACATCCTTTCCCTTCCCGACACGTACATTGGCAGTATCGAGACCGCCCAGGAGGAGGTCTTTCTTCGCGAGAATGACGGATTCGTTGCACACACTATTCCTGTTAATCCCGGGTTCTACAAGTTGATTGATGAGTTGTTAGTGAATGCTCACGACCATGCAGTGCGAACCAAGACCGTCAAGTCGATTGAGATCACGTGTACACCGACCACCTTCTCAATCAAGAACGACGGTGACCCGATTGCTGTGGCCGAGCACCCAGAGCACAAGACATGGATTCCGCAAATGATCTTTGGCGAGCTCCTGACATCGACCAACTACAACAAGGACGAGAAGAAGCTTGTTGGCGGCAAGAACGGGTACGGTGTCAAGCTGGTGAATATCTTTGCCAAGCAGATGGTGGTGACGATTGTGGACCAGACCCGGAGCCTCATCTATACCCAGACCTTCAAGAACAACATGACCGAGATTGGTAAGCCGGTGGTCAAGGCATCCAAGCACAAGTCGTATGTGTGCATTGACTGGACTCCGGACTTTGGACGTTTCGGAATGAAGGAGATTGATCCGGACATGACCCGGCTCATTGAGCGCCGTGTATGGGATCTGGCCATGACCCTGGGCAAGGACGTCAAGGTGTACTGGAACGAGACCCAGGTTAAGTGCAAGAACTTGACCGAGTATGCCAAGGCCTTCGGGTGCGACACGGTTGTGGCCGAGACGCCGAATGAGCGGTGGCAGATTGCGATTGCTGACACGCCGGCCGACAAGTTCTTTGCCATGTCCTTTGTGAATGGCGTGTGGACCTCCAAGAACGGGACCCATGTGGATGCCGTGACGAACCAGGTGGTGAATCATATTGTCGAGTACCTGGAGACCAAGAAGAAGGTCAAGGTGCGCCCCGGGCTGGTGAAGGAGCATCTCGGTCTCTTTGTGATTTCGAGTATCGAGAATCCCAGCTTCACGTCGCAGACCAAGGAGACGCTGACAACCAAGGTGTCGGCCTTCGGGTCGAGTCCAAAGCTGTCCGAGGAGACACTGAAGAAGGTCGTGTCCAAGCTTGCGCTGGTTCCTCGTCTTCTCGAGGCGCAGTCGGCCAAGGACGCCAAGGAGAATTCCAAGACGGACGGTAAGAAGCAGTCCAAGATTACCGGTATCCCCAAGCTGGACGATGCGCTCATGGCAGGAACCAAGGACTCGTCCAAGT